AAGGAAGCCTACACCAAGAAAGGCGGCTGGCGTGCGGCATTCTCCCGGTACCTGGAGAACAAGAAGATCCTGCAGCTGACCGGAGCGCTGCGAGACGACATTCATCCTCAATCCGATGAACACCACGTCGAGTGGGGCACATCAGGCCGCATTCCGTATGCCGGTATTCAGCACCTCGGCGGGCCGGCTGGCAGAGGTAAAAAAGTGCGCATTCCGGCCCGCCCGTATCTTGGCCGCAATGTAGGCGATGGAATTGAGATTGCCCCGGCTGATAGCCAGATAGCAATCGAGATGGTAGCGGCTCATTTGAACGGGAGCTGACAAAGCGCGAAATTTGCCCTGTAAGCCTCGACCAGCAACAAACCGCACATACCCTCGCACTGCCTCCGGTTCGGGCCACACAACAAAATTTAAAGACGGTTTTAACACGGTTCCGAAATGCAGGGATGACGGATGAATTCTGAATTTTGAAAACAGCTCATAATTCATCCTTCACAATTCATAATTGACTTATCCTTTCAGTTCGTGTCATAAGGCAAAAAACTTCATCAAGCTTCCCCACATCGCCCTTTTCCTTTTTCAGGAACGGGGCGTTCTAATTTGAAGCCGTTTCAAACCACCTCATTCACCACATCCCGTAATGTACCTCCTATCGTAATCAGGAGGTGCGCCAGTGAAAAAGACCATCAAGCTGTTCAAGCTGGGAAAAGCCGTCGCCATGAACGGCCAGACCTACAACTTCTCCGAAGCTCAACTCAAAGCCGCTGCCGCTGCCTATGACCCGGAGCTGCACGCCGCGCCTCTCGTAATCGGTCATCCCAAACATGACGATCCCAAGTATGGCCAGATTCAGGCCATGTCATTTGCCGACGGACTACTGAGCGGCGACCCGGCCAATATTGACCCGCAGTTTGCCGAGCTGGTCAACAGCGGCAAATACGACCGCGTGTCCGCTTCCTTCTATGCTCCCGACAGTCCCAGCAATCCCGTTCCTGGTGTTCTCTATCTCCGTCACGTCGGCTTCCTTGGCGCAGTCCCTCCGGGCTGTAAAGGTCTGGGCGCAGTGTCGTTTGCCGAGGGTGAAGAGGGCATTATCGAATTCGGTGATTGGAACGACATGCAGATCGCCCGGCTGTTCAGGGGCATGCGTAACTGGATGATCGAGAAGTTCGGGCTTGCAGAAGCGGACAAGGCGCTTGGCGAGTGGGACGTCCAGAACGTCGCCGATGAAGCCGCCCGGCCTGATACGGCTGAAATAGACAGCTTACAGCCCGCATTCGCGGAGCCACATCATAAAGGAGGGGACAACATGGACCCCAAGCTGTTGGAAGAAAGAGAAAAGGCGCTCAAAGCAGGTGAAGCCGCGCTCAAGGCAGAAGATGGCAAGCGCAAGCACACCAGCAATCTGGAATTCGCCGAAGGCCTGGTGGCTGCCGGCAAACTGCTTGCCACACAAAAGGCCGCCCTGGTCGGCGTGCTCGACTTTGCTGCCGGCGTAACCGAAGGCGACACAATCGAGTTCGGTGAAGGCGAAGCCAAGAAGACCGAAGCGCCGCTGATCACGCTCAAGAGCCTGTTCGGAGCCCTACCCAAGGTAATAGAGTTCGCGGAGCTGGGTAACGGAGCCGATCCGGCTGCACAGCAGAAAGCAGCGCCGGCAAATCTGACCAAGTTCGTTTAATCAACCATTACTGCTCGAGGAGGTAACACCAATGAGTCAAGGCAAAGTAGGCAGTTTTTCCCGCAATGAAGAGCGGGCCAGAGTTCCGGGACACGGACCGATAGTCCTGGCCAGCACAGTTAAAGCCAATAACGGCATTTATCTCACCGGCATGCTGGTCACGCTGCTTGCTGCAGAGTTGATTCCCCTGGTGGTCGCCAGTGGCGAAGTGATCGAAACCGGAGACGGCAACACCAAAGCCTTCACCGGCACACTGGCTGCGTTCCCGGTCGAACCCGGCACACTCGCTATCACTGATGGTATCGATACGTTTACCGACGATGGTTGCGGACGTCTGACCGGATCGGCTGGCGGTACCGGCACGATCAACTACAAGACCGGCGCATATAGCCTGACGTTCAACGCCAACGTTGTGCTGGCCACTGATGTCACAGCCGATTACGTCACTGCATTTGATGGCGTCCTGGACACACAGGTTGATACGACTGTGGAAGGATCCGGCATTCGTGTTGTTCATGGAACCGTTGACCGCACTGTGCTCAAGATCGGCAAAACCGACCCGGTCGAGCCGTCCGCAGCCGTATTGGCCATAGTCCAGGCCCACGGCGTCTATCCCATTTAACTCTAACCAGGGCGCTGCATCGCGCCCTTAACATCTCATCCCTGGAGGATACTATGAAGCGTTTTTCGACTCTGTTTGGCTGGACCTTCTTGGTCCTGATCGCCGTGACGGTATATGTCATGGCAGCCCCGGCCATGGCGGCTGATCATATCCCGCCCGCTGCCGGTGCACCGCTGGTGCTGTTCGGCTTTACCAACATCCGGAACCTGTTCACCCGTGATGCCATCATCCGTTACCTGGAGCAGCTGGGCGTCATGATGCCCACCGTGGTCATGGACACCATTTTTCCCGACCGGCCCCAGCAGGGCGGTCCGTTGATCGGTGAAGACATTATCAAGCAGGCGGTCCACGCCATGCCGCTCAGTCGTAGAGGCGGCAGCTCTGTCAGTATTGGCGGTGCAACCGGTATCAGTAATTTCTATGAGCCGTTCCCGATCAAGCCCTCCATCGCCGTCAATGGCGTTGACCTCAATAATCTCCGGGTGCTGCAGGGTAACTCGGCGAACCTGGACGCCTGGGCACGGGCCAAAACCGACGTATTGCGTAAGCAGGTCCGCTTGACGGCAGAAGCAATGTGCGCGGATGCCCTGGACGGCGTTATCGATTATCCGGTGGCTCTGGACGGCGGCGGTTGGGATCACTTCTACATCAAGTACGGCGATATTCTGACCGTTACCGATCATACCCTTTGGGATGCCGGCACCTGCAAGCTCGCCGACGTTTTTGAATTGCTGACCGAGCAGCAGCTGCAGATGAATCAGAAGGGCGTAGGCGCTAAAACTGTTAGCTGGGCAGGTAAGACGGCATACAACGCCCTGTTCAAACTGGCGGAGAAGAGCACTACCACCGCCAAGATCCGTGTTGAGATTACCGACCAGGGCATCAACATTGGCGGTTTCCTGATCATGCGCCGGGCAGAGCAGTACCGCAATCCTCAGACGAAAGCATTTGTGCCGGTTGTTCCGGACAAGACTCTCAAGATGATCGCCCTCGATGCTGGCCATGTCATGCCGTATGCCGCCCTTGACGATCTCGACAGCAACCTGCAGGCCATGCCACTGTTCATTAAGCCGGTCAAGGACAATGACGGCAACCTGTCGCTGAAAGGCGAATCCAAGCCGCTGCCGGTTGTTAACCCGGACGGTATTTGCGACGCAGTAGTAGTAGCGTAATCAATCGACTCCGCTCAGAAACCTGACAGGTAACTGAGCGGAGTCAAACCGAGGTTCCCATGTACTGCACACTGGCTGACATAGAAAAGAAACGGATCCCGACCGACATGCTGATCACGCTGACCGATGAAGAGAATCTCGGCGTGATCAACGAGGAGACCGTTGCCGGGTGCATTCATGATGCCCAGGTGCTGTTTGAAGGGTATATGCGCGGTCGTTACCAGCTGCCGCTTAACCCGGTACCGCCGCTAGCCACTAGCATCGTTGCCGATCTGACTTGTTTCAACCTTTACGCCCTAAAACCGCAGTTCGAAGTACCCAAAACGATCAACGATCGCAACGACACAGCGCTCCGCCTGATGGCCCGTATCCAGGACGGCAAAATGCCGCTCTACGATCCTGTTGAAGCTCCACCGGCAACCGGAAGCAACTCTGTGCAATTCACCACTCCCGCCTCGGTTTTTACCAGTGATTCATTGAGGAACTTCTGATGCTGACCGAAGTGCAAAACGACATTCTGGCTGTCCTGGACAAAATCACGGCCAATGGCGGCCAGGTATTCAAAGAACGTGGCATCTGGCAGGGCAACCTGGAAGAGCTGCTGAAAATGCCACAGAAGACGCCTTCGGCTCACGTGGCGCTGGCTTCAGGTAATTTTCGCGAAGCACAGACCATTCCGCCCAAAACATCACCGATCCGTATGGGCTGGGACGTCATCATTGTCTTTCAATGTCTGAAAGATCGCCTTACCGCTTCAAATCAGGGTTATGGCCTGATTGAGTCCGTAGTCAAGCCGGTATCACCTGACGGAATACAAATCGGCGGCCTCACCGGGCTGAAGACTCAGGGCGGTATGCTCTGGCCGTCCACCCTGGAGCTGCTCGACACCATTAACGGCATAACTGCCTATGTCATCAGATTTGAGATTGAAAGGAGCATCACATGAAAAGAGTCTTTTACCCCGTAGGCCCGCCTACCCTTATGGCCGGGATCGGCGGTCGCTTTAACCTCGGCAAAGCCAAACCGGTGTCTGACAAAATCGCCGCTTTGCTGCTGTCGCGGCCCGAATTCAAGGAAGCTGCCCCGGATATGGCCGATGACGAGACCCAGGATATTAAAGCCCTGGAAGCTGAAGCCCTGGCCGCTGATAAGCAGGATGCCAGGGATGCAAAGGCAGCTGAGAAGGCTGCTAATAAAAAAGAGGAGGTAAACCTTCATGCCTGAGCAGGCTACCGGTGCCAACGGCATCATTACCATTTCCGGCGCGGAAACCACTCCGGGTGCCATCCCTGCCATTCCGGGCGGCATGATATTTCCGTTCGAGTCCGAATCGCTGCAGCGTAAGACCGAACTGATCAAGTCCAATATCATCCGTTCTTCCCGTAACGCCTCCAAACCGAACAGGGGCAAACGTGACGTTGCCGGCAACATCAAAACCGAACTCAACCCGTTTATGGGTCGGCAACTGCTGATGGGCTTCGGTGCGGTTACCACCAGCGGAGCAGGCCCGAACAAAACCCACGTCTTCAAGATCGGCGATACGCTGCCGTATCACACCATCGAAAAAGGCTTCACTGATCTGGGGCGGTATTTCCAGTACCTGGGCTGCAAGTGCAACAAGATCGGCAGCGAGGTTAACCCCTCCGGCATTCTTCCCCTGGACATGGATTTCATGGGTTTGGACCGCATCATTGACAATGCAACCTTCGATGCCACTGCTGTTGACCTTGGCCACGATCCGTTTGAGTGTTTCGAAGGCACCATCAAAGAGGGCGGCGTTGATATCGCTATCATCACAGCCTTGAAGTGGACCCTTGAAAACAACCTGGATGGCGACGTGTATTGCATCGGCGGCGCTGGAAAGCGCTACCGCATCCCTGAAGGTGCAACCGTCGTGTCCGGATCGCTGACCGCCCTGTTCGATTCCGATGCCCTGTTGACCAAGGCCACCAACGGCACCGAATCGGCACTCGAAACGTCAATCGTTAGAGGCGATGGCCTCGGTACCGCCGGTAACGAATCGCTGATACTGAACTTTGATGAGCTGATCTTCCAGGAGCAGGATCCGATCATCAAGGACAAGAAGGGCATCCTGATCGAGCTGCCCTGGACAGCTTACTGGGACAATGGTGCCAACAGCACCTCGATCATGGCAACCCTCAAGAATACGCAGGCCACGCTGTAGCTACATATAACGAGCCCTCGGTGGTGACGACAGACGGATTGTAGGTGTGTCTCACGAGTTAACCACCAACCTACCCGAGGGCTCGCACATCACACTAAAAATAAAAGGAGTAGGACATGGCACTCGCATCACTCAATACCGGCGCAGTAGCAAATAAGGGCCGTGCAATAGCACTTCTTCACCCTTCGCATCAAACACCGATCGGGATTCGTTTTTACGCTCTCGGCTTCGACTCCAAGGAAGCCAAGCGCATCCTTCGTGAACAGGAAAACGACCGTCTAGCCAAGCAGAAGAAAAACCGGGGCAAGCTCTATTTGCCGACTGCTGAAGAAACCGAGGAAAACGGGATTAATCTGCTGGTGGGTCTGACTACCGGCTGGGATGAAGATATCGTGGATGATGAAGGCAAAGTTACCGGAGTCCGCGATGAAATTGAGCTTAACCCCGGTCAGCTTGTTAAATTCAGCCCTGATGCCGTACGGGCAATTTACAAAGATCTCGGCTTCTCCTGGATCAAAGAACAGATGGACATAGAAATCGGTGAACGTCGCGATTTTTTGCCATCGGAGAGTCAGAACTAAGCGATCACCTTGCCGAGGCGGCAGAGTGGCGGTTTCGCTTCGACACGCCCGGCAAGGATGGTTGCACCCCGCGTCAGCATCTGGAACAGGTCTGGAAACAGACCAAACGCATGCCAGCGCTTCTGGAAGATGAGCCGGAATTTTACCCGGCGTTGCAACATATATGGAACTGGTTCCACCAGCTGTCCAATACGCGAGGGGGCGGGTTCGGTCCCGCCCCTATCACGTTTCAAGAGATAGCAGCCTGGGCCGGGCTGATGCAGACAGAGCCGACGCCCTGGGAGATTGAGCAGATCATACGGCTGGACGCGGTCTGGTTCAAACTGCAGGCGGAGCGGGATAAGGACAAGCCGGACAAGCGCCGGGGTAAGAAGGGGGTAAGAAATGCATCTGAAAGTAACTGATGAGGAAGCACCATGGTACCGGGTCATTGACCAGGATACAGGAAATGAAATTACATGTGTTGTCGAGGCCAATGATGAAACCGGTTTTTATAAGCAGCTGAAGCGTGATGCGGATGGAAAATATGTCCTGGATGAAAACGACGAACACGTTACCGAAAGCAAGCAGGGCAACATTAAACTGATAAGAGTTTAACAGGTAGTTAAAAGGGTCATTAAATGGCGGCACTGGCAAAATTAAAACTGGTAATGGAGATCGATGGCGACAAGGCTGTTGTCACGGGCGTGGAGCGCGTAGACGCCGCCATCGATCGCACCGCCCGGAATAGCCAGTCCGCTACTGAACGCATGGCGGCAGGTATGGGCAACGTCGAGACTGCCACGGGCAAGATGGCTGCCGGGATGGGTGGAGCCGAAACCGCAACCGGTATGATGACGTTAGCGGCTGGCAGCCTTTACTCCATGTTGCAACGGGTGATCGGCGCTTGGACGGCTTGGGAGATCGTCCAAAAAGGTAAGGACGCCACCATGTTTGCTGCCAATATGCAAATGGCGGAACGGGCTATCGGTGTAGTTGGTAATCAAACCGGGCATACCGTTGAAATGATGACCAAATACCGTGATGGCCTGAAAGATATCAACATCACTTCAATGGCTTCTACCAGTACCATAGCCATGATGGCCCGTGCCGGTCTTGATCTGGATGGAGCCATCCCACTGGCCCGCCTGGCTCAGGGAGCCGCAAGAATGAAGGCGCTTAGAGGTGAAACCGTATCATCCTCATCCGCACTTGATTCAATGATAAATGGCATAATTACTATGCAGCCTGAAATGCTTAAACAATTTGGCATCACCGCAACAGTAGAAGGTGCCATGCGTAGATATAAGCAGGCTACAGGGGAATCTGCCGAAGCGCTGACAGAACAGCAGCGCGTTCAATTATTCTTTAATGATGTACTCAAAGACGGTCAACCATTGATGAGTCTGTACGTTAATACCCTCGACCTGGCTGCCAGCAAAATATCATCGTCACAGCGTCCAGTTGAAGAATTGAAACTGGCCCTGGGACAACTCTTCCTTCCTGAACTGAACGTTGCCGCCACCGCCTATTACAACACCGTATCCGGCGGCATGAAGTGGGTAAAGCAACATTCCAGCGAACTGGGCGCACTCTCGGAATCAATCACCCTCCTCAGTTCTGCACTCATAACTGGCGGTGAGGTTTATCTCGGATATCTGCTGCTATTCAAAGGCCCAGCCATTGTAACGGCTATTGCAGGGTGGGTTCAGGCCTTCCACGCCGGGCAGGTGGCCAACGCCGAATTCAGCTCGCAGCTTGCCGCTGGTAATGTTGTGCAGTTGAACAGCGTTCAGGCCACGGCCATGAAAACAGCAGCACAGGCCGAATCCGCCCAAACGACAGCATCGGCAGCACTAGCTGAGTTAGATCATGCGGCAGCGTTGCAGGCCGGTTTGGTGGCCGAGCGTGAGATTACCGTGGCCAAGCTGCAAAACGTCATTGCTAATGAGTCCCTGATTAAATCACAGGTTACAGCTGCTGAAATAGAGTTGAGCCAGGCTGCTCTGCGTACTGAGGCAATCAACGCGAATCTTGCCATGATCGCCAAAGAAAATGCGGCACTGGCCGTAAAAGGCGACTTAACAAAGTCGGAAGCGGCCTTTTCCAACGAACTGCGCAACGCCGAATTTACCAGCAGAAACAAACTGATTCTTGCCACACAAGAACAGGCGGCTGCCGAGACGAAACTTGCTCAAATACAGGCATCGTCGCTTGAGGCGACACAACTTAAAACCAGTGCATTGACCGAACTGGCCACCGTCAACAAAAGCGCCGCTATAGCAACGACTCAACTGACGGCAGCGACAGCGGCGAATGAAGCCGCACAAATGGCATCAATTGCGGCTACCGAAGCTTCTGCTGCTGCTGCAAGCAAGGCAAAGTGGGCATGGTTAAGCCTGGGTAATGCCGTCAATGTTCTCTTTGCCGTCTATGCTGGATGGGAAATTGGGAGCTGGTTAAATAAGTTTGAAAGTGTCCGTGTAGCTGGAGCTGCCATGGTCGGAGGCCTGATTGAAACATGGAATCGGTTCCTGTTCGTCCTGGACCGAGTTAAGGCATCAGCAAACCCGTTCGGCAATGGTGACGAGCAGATCGCCGCGTTGAATCGCATCAACGAGGCTGAAAAGCAGTGGAAAATAACCCATGATCAGACCATGGCCGATGTATTCAAGGGCACCGAAACAGCACCAAGCGCGACCAAACCGTATCAGAACGACCAGGCGGCAATCGAGGCTGCGAACAAAGCCAAAGCCGATGCTGCTACTGCCGCCGCTAAAGCGGCTGCTGCTAAAGCTGCGGAAGCAGATATTTCCTCATACAACAGTTTTGTAACAGCTTTTAACAGTAAAATTTCTGCTATTGAAGAAGCCAATCCCTTGCTCTCTCAGCATGAAAAAGAGCTGCTGAAGATTGCCGATGCTGAAGCCGCAATGATTGTTCAATATCCGAAGCATACCGGTGAAATTAAGAAACTGTACGCTTGGATTAACCAGGAAACGAAGGCATATCAAGAGCACGAGCAGGCAATTAAAAACACGTCCACTGAATTTAAAAATTTACTGGCTATGTGGGAGGCAGATACAGCAACTCCACAGCATAACGATGCTGGCCAGTTCAGTATTACCAACGATCAGATAATAAAGTTAATGAATACATTGAGTGGCCAGACCGCTATCGATGATTTCAATGAAAAACTACGTTGGCTGAACGGCCTCATGAGCGAGTCTCCGGAACGTGCAGCGGAGATCTCTTCTGCTATTGCCAAACTGACAGCCGACTTTAACGCCATCGGTCTGGGCCGCTCAATTGCCGATATCAGTAATCAGCTGTCTCAAGTTGACATGGCCGAAAAGACTTACTCGCTCTCGACTGAACAGGCGGCTCAGAAGCGCATAGAACTTCTGGACAAACAGTTGGTTGCCCAACGTGCCGTGTACGATTCAATCCCCGGAGATAGCGACGCCGGTAAAGCGGCACAATTGCAGTATCAGACGGCAATTATATCTACAACCAGGTCGCTCCAGGACCAACAGATCCTTCTGCGTGATCGTACCGCCATTGGCGGCATGACCGCTGCAATCCATAAGTACAATGACGACACCACAAACATCGGAAAACAGGTGGAGCAGACTTTCACCAGCACTTTTAAGAACATCGAAAATTCAATCGTAACGGCCTTTCAAAAAGGCAAGTTCAGCGCTAGTGACATGTTCGATTTTGTGAAGGCTGAAACCGCCCGCATGCTGATCGCCAAGCCGCTGACCAATACGCTCGCACAGCAATTCAATCCAGGTAGCGGCACTCAATTCGACTCCGCAGGGAACATAACTGCATCAGCTGTGCCTCAAGGTGCGTTGTATAAAGCTTCGCCGTATATTGCAGCAGGCGCTGCTGTTCTGCTGTTTGCCGATAATCTGCTGAGTTCGTCGGATGAAAGCGAAAAAGCCTTCAAAACATTAACTGATGCCTTGAAAGATATGGCCACATCAGTACACGCCCAGACTCAGCGCCTGACCGGACAATCCAACCAGGCGGCTTTGTCTGAACTGGGAACGAAGCAGGCCCAGGAATCGCGGGATCTCAAATCAATGCAGGATGATCGATGGAAATATTTGATGGGCTCTATGATCGCCGCGTCTGGAAATATTGAAGCCGTAATCGCATATCAAAAACGGATTTCCGAAGCTAATGCACAGTCTATAAAAGAATCTGGCGATTTGCTGGCTCTGCATAATCTCCAGATTCAGGCCGTGAAGGATGAACAAAACGCAACATTCAACAAGCTAAAATTGCAGCAATTGGAAATGCAGGCTCTAAAAGGCACAACTGAATACATAAGCGCCTTGAACAGCATCCGCGCCGTTGAGTTGAACAAGCTCGATGATGTCAAAAACGCCTCCGGAGAATCTGAACGTAGCGTACAGGCAATGATCTATGCGTTGGAAGATCAAGCCGCAGCAGCAGAAAAAGCCACTGCCGCACTTGCCTATAACGCTGATCTCACGACCAGGCTGCTCGCAGCGTCCGGACAAGACAAGCTCTCATCACTCTACGCCCTGCAGGTGAAACAGGAAAAAGAACTTGCCGACGCCCGGAAGAACGGCATGGACACCGCCATGCTTGTTCAAGTGCAGCAACTGGAAATGGCGAACGCCATGAAGACAGCTTCCGAGACCATATCCGAGGCCACGCAAAAAATCATCGCCACCGCTAAAACCGCGCTGACTGACGCCGTGAGCCTCAATACGACCATCCTGGGCACGATGCGGGAGTTGCTGAGTGGTGCCTCCGCCCAGCTCTCTCCGGAAGCTGCATATCAGCAGGCCAAATCTCAGTTTGCGACGGCTGATGCATCAAATGTCTCCGACCGCGTCACCGCCTTTATGACTGCATCGCAGGCCTACAACGGCAGTGGCCAGTCGTATCAGACCGACCGCCTCGCAGCGCTTGACAAACTCAGCCAGTTTGCCGAAACAGCCCCGACGCTCTCAAATGTCGAGCGCCAGATCCAGCTGCTCGGTGAAATCAAATCTGCGGTCGAATCGGGTGATGCGGCTCTCATTTCCGCAACACAGATAACATACAACGCTGCCCAGATCGATATGGGTACGGCGCGTAACGCCCTGACTATAGCCCTTGAGGGCATTCAGTCCGCCCTGAACACTCCGATCACCGCCGGTACCGCCTCCGGAGCAATTACAGGGCAAATATCCGCTCTGCAATCATCCATCAATACCGGCATTATGGACGGTACCGCTAAATCTGTAATCACTGCTCAGATATCAGGGCTTCAGAATACCTTCAACTCCCCGGTGTATGACGGGACAGCCAAGGCCGCCATGGCCGGGCAGATTACGGCCCTGCAGAACACCATCAATACCACCGTGATGGATGGAACGACCAAAACGGCTCTACTTGCACAGATCACTGCCTTTTCAGCTGCCACGAATACGTATGTGCCAGATGGTACCGCCAAAACTGCGATACAGGCCGAAATTAACGCCCTTCAGACAAAGCTCAACACCGGAGTAACCGGCAGCGCCAAGGACGCAATTTCAAACTCCATCGGCGCGTTGCAACTGGCGCTCAATGGCACGATTTCAGCCGCCACGGCACAGGCATCCATCAGCGGGGCATACTCGACGGTTCAGGGCGCTTTAAACGGCACAATCAGTGGCACGGTAGCCGCCAACTCCCTGGCCACTCAATACAGCATTACGCAGGCCGCGTTGAATGGCACAATCTCCTCAGCAGCAGCCACCCAGGCGCTGCAAACGGTGTACGGAACCGTCCAGAGCGCGTTAAACGGAACTATCAGCAGCACAACCGCCACTCAGGCAATTGGGACAGTGTATGCAACCGTCCAGGGAGCGTTAAACGGGACTGTTTCCGGTTCCGCTGCTGCCTCTGCTATTGGATCCACATACTCGACAATCCAGGGAGCGCTGAACGGCACTATCAGCGGTGCTACTGCTGCAACCACGATTGCCGGACAATACGGATCTGTAACGAGTGCACTGGATTCCGGATTAAATGTAGGCACCAACTCTATCAGCTCGCTGCTCAGCACGTTCAACGACTCACTGACGGCATCGGCAAAGACTACAAGGGATGGGCTTCTGAACTTTACTAATGCCCTGGCCATCGTCAGCGATTACACCCGTCAACGTACCGATGCTCAAGCGGCCCTTGGATCATTGAGCAGTCAATATCGTGCAGGGACAATAACAGGAGACCAATACACAACCCAGGCGGCCACAGCACTGGCACCGTTAAACTCCACAATTTCCGCAGGTGCCGCTCTGGGGTTAACCTCGTTGTCAGCTCCAACGTCCGGCATTACATCAGAGGACATTGACGCCCGGATGAAGACCCTGTTTACATCACTTACGAAACCAGGTGGAGAATTATACGAAATAGCGTATGGCCATGTGCCTGCTTCGGCAACACAGCTCGCAAAATACGATATCGCGCCGTTCGTAAATGGTAAACCGCAGCCAAACGGGACAATCGATCTGCTGGATCTTTATGTCGGTCAAAATTTTGCTACTGGGCTATCTAAGTGGTCAACAATAGGTTTGCCTGCCTTTGCCGACGGTACCAACAACCTGCCTTACGACATGATCGCCCAGGTGCATGAGGGAGAGCGTATCATTCCTAAAGCCGACAACTATGAGTTAATGCGGCGGCTCGACTCACCAGCCGACAACAAGGAACTGGTTGCTGCTATAGATAAGCTGGAAAAACGTCTGGAAAAAATCGAGCGTAACACGGAGGGCGGTAATCGTATCGCCCAGGCCGTGGGCCAGCAAACTATTGAGATCGGCAAGCGGCAGGAACGCAAGCTCGAAGACCTCGCCAATACTGCAAGGGTGGCAGCGTAATGAGCGAACCTATATCCCTGGTCGAACTGACCGACCATACCGGTTTTGTCCACCGATTTTGCACAGGGTCTACCGCCTGGACATCTCTGCCGACCGACAATCCGCCGAACGCATACTATGCCCCACGGGTGGAACAAGCTGGCCTGACCCGCCAGAGCATGTTTGCTAAAGGCACAACCAGTGGCAGCAGCACCGGCGGCAAAGGTGACATTGTTCTCCGAAACTCGGATGGTGGGCTTGATCACTTTGTTGACCTCGGCTTTGACGGTCAATTGTGTGTTGTTAAAGACGGCACTCGGGATATGGTGTTATCTCAATTTGCCACTGTTCTCAGCGGTACGGTAGAGCAACCTGAATTGTCGTTCCTTAAGGTAACGTTACTGTGGAAAGATTATGCAGCTCTCCTCAACACCCCGATTCAGACGTTGCATTATCTTGGTAATAATGTCGGCTCTGATGGTATCGAGGGCGGTCCGGAACTGAAGGATAAACTAAAACCGCGCCTGAAGGGCAATCCCGGAATCAACCTCAAACCAGTGTGCGTCAATACTGCAAAGTTGGTGTATCAGGTCAACGCCTACGGTCCGGTATATGATATTCCTGCAGTTCACATCGGCGGCAACGTAGGTCAGATCATCCAGGGGGCAAATTACGCGACCAGCGCCGAGCTGCTGGCCGTTATTCTGCCACTGGTTACCGATCCGCCGTCGATCCCCGGCATTTATATCACCTGCCTGGCAGAGGGTTTGTTTCGCCTGGATGGCAATCCAATCGGAGATGTCACCTGTGAAGCCATAGAAGGTGCTACAGCGGCTGATCGTACAGCTGGGCAAATTATCAAGGCGCTGGCAATTGAAAAACTCGGCGAGGCACAAGTTGCTGCGCAGCCGGTCCTCGATCTTGATAAAGCAGCACCATACCAGGTCGGAATTTATGCTGACACGAATGAGACGAGCTACAGCCAGGCGTTTGAATCTCTATGTGGCGATGTCGGGGGGTGGTGGGGATTCGACAACCTATCTATCTTCTGGGTGAAACAGCTGACTCCTCCGACTGTTGCCCAGGCCATAATGACATTGGACCCGTCGAAAAATGAATATATCAAAATCGACCGGGTTGCGACGGCAGATGGTGACCATGGCGTTCCGGTATGTCGTGTTTTTGTGGAGTACTCAAAAAACTGGACCTTGCAGACGTCCGGCCTGGCCGGGAGTTCATCCTCCGGACAGTTGTGGTATGGCCCTGATACGGTGACACCTCCTAATGTCGGTCGGCATAATCTGTTGTCCATGGAATATCTTCGCACCAAAGCGGAGAATCTTGCAGTGCTTGATGTTCATAAAAATGCCCCGACACTTACGATCAAGACGACATTAAACACTCAGGCAGATGCGGACACGGAAGCCGCCCGGATTCTAGCCTTACGCTCAGTTCGCCGGGATCGGCTAAATATAAAGCTACCTATTGCTGCAATTCAGTATTCACCACTGGGTGATTGGGATAATGAGGCCATCACCGAACTTCCCACAACGACAGCATTCACTGATTACGCTATCTACACCACCACGGTTTATATTTACGACGTTACATATGGCAGATTCATGTATCTCGACCTATTAAATCCTCAAGGGCACTGGCACTGGTTTGGAACACCAGCATATCCTACCAACGGGATGAATCTGACGACAAATATTATCGGGAATTACATCTATGCAATTGGTGGTATCAGCGGCGGGTTCGGAAACAAAATAACTCGCAGACTAGATTTAACCGGAGATGGTACGTGGGATAATGCCGGAGTCGCGGAATTATTGACGGGTGTTGGGTTACACGCGGCGGTAGTTTATGACAATGATGTATATGGGTACCACGTGCTCATTTGTATCGGTGGAATTGATGAATCGGCATCGGCAACAGACACGGTGCAAGTCTTGGACATAACAAACCCCGCATCACCGTGGGGAGCAATGTTAAGCCTTCCGCATCCCCGATTCGGCCACACCGGGGAGGTTCATGGTGATTGGATCATAGTTATAGGCGGAGACGAGCTGACGTTTGGTATTACCAGCCGCATCCTTGTCTATGACTTTGCTGCCATGTTTTCTCAGTCATGGGACGCTACAAAGATAACCCCGCTGCCATCTCCACGAGTAAACCACGCATCCTGCATTATAGATAATTATCTGTACGTCGCCGGGGGAGAATATCCCTATTACACACACCTGACATCTGTCATCCGGCTGGATCTGCGCAACCCGTTAGGTGCGTGGGAACTGGTAAGCGACTTGCCTTATCCGAGATCGAACCTTTGTATTGCCGGTATAAATAAATCCATCTTTGCCTTTGGCGGATACGCTGGGGCTAATGAAGCAAATTCGTGGAAACTTCGCTCAAATGATACGCCAGAGGACAAATCTCAGCTGACGTCATTAGGCCGCACGGTTCTGGTTAAACATCCTCGTTACGGCTACTCGGATGGGCGGCCCATGAAAATTATCGGCAGCGAATCAGATCTGAAAAACAGAATGATGACGCTTGAAGTCTGGGGGTAACGTGAGTAGTAACGCCATCATATCGTATCCAGACCGTTCATTGACGGCAACGCTGTTACCTGGTGGAACATGGTTGGAAACGGCCCCATTGGCAATTTTACTCGACCCTGTACTATCACATGTGGCGCGATCTACAACGACACTGGCCAGCGCGTCTATAATACGCTGGGATCTGGGTGCAGCTTACCCAATCCGCGTACTGAGTCTTTGTGCTCATAATCTCACATCAGCGGGCACAATCAGAGTGCGGGGCTATTCCGACTCCGGATTCACGACACTGGTCGCTGGCGCAGACACCGGAGTTGTACCCGCATGGCCTGCCGGTTTCACTGCTCGGAATGTGTCTGAGTACCCGAAGAACTGGACGTACTGTTTTACAGCAGCCAAAACAGCCAGATATTGGCAGTGGGAGCCGGTGGATGTGGCTAACCCTTCCGGACATATTGAGATAGGGCGTACATGGCACGGTGAGGCAACATTTGAGCCGGAAACCGGTGTTTCGTTTGGTATGTCACTGGGCTACGGATCCCACGACGTGATTGAGGATTCGCCAGAGTGGGGGGAAAAGCGGACTCCGAAGCGCGAGCTGATTGCGGTATTCAAAACACTGACTCCAGCCGAGAAGAGAGCAGCATTGATCATGCAAAAGGTGCTGACTGAGACGACCGAGGCGTTTTGGATATCCAACAGCCAGGCTGTCGCTGATGACATGCTGTTGGAGGCATTTCCGGCCTTCATGTCGAAGCCGTCACCGATTGCGTATCCGTATTTCAATAACCACGAAATGCCGATATCGATCATCGAAAGGGTATAAAGAAGAGGCAGCGACTGACCTGCATTACGAGTGCCGATCAGACGCCAACCCACAGAAACAGGCTGTGAGCCGACCAAGGCTGCCCCACTCCGATCAGAGCACGGGGAGTCTATCACAAAAAAGAGAGGCTTATGGGCGGCGCTGGCAAGGGCACAAAAAGAACGGAATTAATCTACAAAAACTGGTAGGGTTAAACGAACGATTAAGGGGGCCAAAAAGCCCCCTTAAAACTGCCTACGGCAGTTCATAAACCATCTGTCCGCGTTACATAAACCATGTGTCGCATTACAGATACTCGTTCTCACGACTATCTTCGCACTGGGCTACGTAGGAAAAGACTTCGCCGAGACAAAAAAAAGACCCCCGAGCTCTCATTATAACTTTCTTAGTGAAAGTTTTGGTGAAAGTCGGGGATCTGTGAGGCATAACCAGTTGATTATGCTAAACAATTAGTGGCGGAGAGGTAGGGATTCGAACCCTAGGTACGTTGCCGTACACCTGATTTCGAGTCAGGCACCATCGACCACTCGGACACCTCTCCGTGGGACAGACTGTATAACCTATTTCGCTTACTATTTCAAGACCGGTTTTTCAGCCGCGAATGGCGTGATGATCTTTGCCTGCGCGGATGCCCTGGCGGATGCCTACCTGGCTGCCGTCGGTCTGCCCCTTGGTGTAGGCATCGGCGTTGACATAGCTCCTGCGGCTGTGCAGGGTTCTGATGGGGCCGATTTCCTGCATCGCCTGCCTGATCAGGGCCTCTTTCACCGGAACCAGCGCGCCGGTGGTGACGGGGGTCTGGGCCTTCTGCTTCTTCAGGCGGGAGGTGATGGTGGAGACCGCGCCCAGATAATACGACTGCCGCATCAGCTCGCGCTGGCGGTTGGCAAGCGTGGGGGGGGCGTGCTGCTTCAGGTAGGTCCTGCACAGTTTTCTGATCGTCAGGTCAAGGTAGGCAAAGGTGTAGGCGGCGATCTCAACATCGGCCCCGACGCCGATAAAGGTCAGTTTGCCGGTTGCGGGGTGGTGGATGGCCTGGCAGTCGAAGGCGGTGCTGACCCCGGCACTCAGGTGGCGCAGCCATTTCGGCAGCGTCTTCGAGACAACGGTTTCCACCTTGTCGGCCTTGTCAGGCCGGTGCGATGCCTCGATGTCGGCCATGGCCAGGTTGTGCTCTGAGAGCAATCGCTGTGCATGGCCGGCCGCCAGTGCCGCCTCGTGCTCGTTGCTGGAGTTGGCCAGCGCCAGCAGTTTCTTTATTTTTTCGATGATGGGTGATTTTTCCAC